GGGTAACATGAAGCTAGGCATTAAGTGTTCCTACTGTCAGTACAAGAAGCATTGCTATCCAGAACTGAGAGCCTTTGCCTATTCGTATGGTCCGAAGTTCCTTAGCGAAGTAGTCAACGAGCCTAGAGTACAGGAGATTAACCTTGAGCAAATATAAACCACGGAAGACTAACGGTAAGTTCAGGTCAGCGTTAGAGAAGGAGTTCTCAAAGGAGGTTAAACGTAAAGGCTTTGACTATGAACCATACGGTATGCCCTACACAGTGTTCAGAACCTATATGCCAGACTTTGTACATGAACCAAGTAAGACAGTAGTGGAAGTAAAAGGTTTCTTTCGTGTAGGTGACACCTTGAAATATAAGTCAATTCGTGATACAATAATAGAAGATGGTTACGAATTAGTATTCTTACTGTCTAACGAACATAAGAAGGTACGGAAGGGCGGTAAGATTACAATGGGTCAATGGTGTGTTAAGGAAGGTATGAAGCACTACACACTCAGCACTGCTCAAGAACTTGTCAAATACGTAGAAGGGAAGATGAAGTAATGTCACATACATTAGAGGAACTCAAGGAAGCAGTAGCAAGGGACTACGATGCGGTGTTAGTAGTTGAGGCTTTGGACATCTCAGTTGAGGACTTGCTAGAGGCTTTTGAAGATAGATTAATTAGGAACAGAGACTTATTTACGGAGGATGATTATGAGCATTAATGATGCAACACCTGCTGACTGGGATGCACTACGAGAGAAACACCCTGCTTTAGTTAAGAAGTACGAAGACTTTGTGACCAAGAATGAAGATGTAGTCAACAGTCCTAGTCACTACAACTACGGTAAGGTTGAATGTATTGAAGCTATAGAAGAGTCTATGACACCAGACGCATTCAAGGGTTATCTCAAGGGCAACACCATGAAGTACCTATGGCGTTATGAACGCAAAGGTAAGGGACTAGAGGACTTAAAGAAAGCACAGTGGTACTTGAACAGGCTGATAGAGGAGGTAGAGTAATGCAAGGACAGACACACGGAGGCAAGGGGTCAGGACAACGACCCACTGACTCCAAGAAGTATGCAGATAATTACGATGCCATATTCGGTAAAGACAAACAGAAACCTAAAGACAAAGAAAAGGAAGAGGATAGGAAATAATGCCTACAGATTGGAGTTTTTTAGATGAATACGGGGAGTTAATAACAGGCTGTGAGGTTTGTCACGGCTCAAGGCTAGAAGGTTTCGACCCTTATAGTGAAACAGAACACACAGACACAACACCTTGCTCTGCGTGCCTAGAAACAGGAGAAGAATAGAAATGAATCAGTATCAAGAGTTTATACATAAGTCCCGCTATGCACGTTGGCTACCTGAGGAAGGCAGACGAGAGCGATGGGATGAGACAGTCAACCGATACGTAGACTTCTGGAAAGAACGTGGTCAGATAAACGAGAAGACAGCCTTACAGTTGTTCAACGCTATCCATAACCTAGAAGTAATGCCCAGTATGCGCTGTATGATGACAGCAGGTGAGGCATTGGACAAGGACAACGTAGCAGGGTTTAACTGTAGTTATCTACACATTGACTCACCACGTAGCTTTGATGAACTTATGTACGTACTTATGTGTGGTACTGGAGTAGGCTTTAGTGTTGAACGTAACTTCATTACCAAGCTACCTGTCATCGCTGAGTCATTCCATGAGACTGACAGTACCATTGTAGTAGCCGACAGTAAGATTGGATGGGCTAGTGCATTCCGTGAGTTGATTGCTATGCTGTACGCAGGTAAGATACCTAAGTGGGACATGAGTAAGGTACGCCCATCAGGTGCTAGACTTAAGACCTTTGGTGGTCGTGCTAGTGGCGCAGAGCCTCTTGAGGATTTGTTTAACTTCTGCGTAGGTATCTTCCAGAAGGCATCAGGACGTAAGCTAACGAGCATTGAGTGTCACGATGTTGTATGTAAGATTGCAGACATTGTAGTTGTCGGTGGTGTACGTAGGTCAGCATTGATTAGTTTGTCAAACCTATCAGACCCACGTATGGCTAAGGCTAAGTCTGGTCAGTGGTGGATGGATGAAGGTCAACGTAGACTAGCTAACAACAGCGTAGCGTACACAGAGAAGCCAGACTTTGAGTCATTCCTTACTGAGATGCACACCATGTACGACAGTAAGGCAGGAGAGCGTGGTATCTTTAGTCGTGTGGCGGCACAGAAGATAGCCGCTAAGAACGGACGGAGAGACCCTGAGCAGGACTTTGGAACTAACCCTTGCTCTGAGATTATCCTACGCAGTAATCAGTTCTGTAACCTATCTGAGGTCGTTATACGAGCAGACGATGACCTTGTTAGTCTTAAAAAGAAAGTTGAAGTAGCTTCCATCATCGGAACTCTACAGGCTACCTTGACTGACTTCCGTTACCTACGCAATGTATGGAAAAGAAACACAGAAGAAGAAGCACTATTAGGTGTCAGTTTAACTGGTATATGTGACCACTATCTACTAGGTAAAGATTCACCAGACCTAGATAAGTGGTTAGGGGAGATGAAGGATGTTGCAATTAAAACTAATAAAGAATGGGCTGACAAACTTGGCATTGCTCAGTCTGCGGCTATTACTTGTGTTAAGCCAAGCGGTACTGTGTCTCAGCTTGTTGATTCTGCTAGTGGCATACATCCCCGTTTTTCTAAACATTACATTCGTAGAGTACGTTCAGACAAGAAAGACCCGCTTGCTCAGTACATGACAGCCGCAGGTTTCCCTGTGGAAGATGACGTAATGAGTAAGTCTTCTCTGGTCTTTGGCTTTCCAATCAAGTCACCTGAGAGCAGTACCACAGTAAAGCAAGTAGGTGCTATGGAACAGCTAAGAGTTTGGAAGAAGTATCAAGACCATTGGTGCGAACATAAGCCAAGTATCACTGTTTATTATACAGATAGTGAGTTCCTGCAAATAGCACAGTGGATATGGGATAACTTTGATTCCGTCAGTGGTATTAGTTTGTTGCCAGTTAGTGACCATGTGTATCAGCAAGCCCCTTATGAGGACATAACCGCTGAGAAGTATGAGGAGTTACTAGCGGCTATGCCAGTTGATGTTAAATGGGAAGACCTAGAACACTTTGAGAAGGAAGACAACACTACAGGTTCTCAGGAACTAGCGTGTGTTGGAGGAGCGTGTGAGATAGCATAGGTAAAACTTAGGGGGCGCAATGCCCCCTTTTGTTTTTAATCTTCATCTGAACCTTCAGGAGCTAGAGGAAGTTTCATAGCTTCTACAATAATAGCACGGTCAGCCTGTATAGCCTTACGCATCTCTTTGCTTAGTTTACTACTTAACAGTTTGTCTGTCTCTCTAAGCGCGGCTGATAGTGACTTGCGAAGCGTGGAGGTGTAGTCCCTGTGGCTTTATACATATTATCAATTAAACGACCTATTTTTGTGTCAGCCTCTTGCGCGGCTTTTGGCAGTAACCTGTCATTAGCGCGTAATAATAAGTGCTGTTTTCTTAGCTTGTCTAACACAGCGGTTTCAGGAACAGCATCCGCTACTTTTTCATTTAAGAAATCACGGACAGCGCGTTGTGCTACCGTATAAGCGTTTTCGTTACCGTCAAAACTTCCTTTACCTTGCTCTTTAGACCATTTATCTAAGTCTTTACGCACTTGCATAAGTTGAGCAGGAGAGCCATCAGATGTGGCTAGTAGCTGTTGTGCTTTATTAAATATTTTTTTAGCAACCGCTGAAGCATCACCAACAAGAACAGGATTAGTTTCCTGTAATTCGTCTACAATTTTACCTAACTCTGTGTTTAACTGTTTTTTATTTAACTGGACTTTTGATTTTTTTAAATCATTTACAAGAGAATTATGTACAGTATTTATTTCGGAGTCTATTATAACCCTATTACCAACCAAACTATTTTTAGAATTAACAGGAATATCTCTTAAAACATCAACCATTTCTATCTCTAAATCAGTAGGGTTGTAAACATTACGACCTTTAGCGTTTTGAGTCATACGTTTAGCGCGGGCTTCGTCATTAGCTTTAGTAGAGATAGGAGTAATTAGGTCTTCTAAATAATCCCCTCGTCTTTTTGTCTCTATGTGTTTAGCACGGTCAAACTGCCTGTCAGACTCAGTACGGAACAAAGTTTTATCTGGTATAGGCTTTCGTTTAAAAGGTGGAGCAAACACTTCAGCTACGTTAATAATACTTTCCACACCCATAGCATCATTAGGGTTTTCTGATTTCCATTGTAAATAAGATTGATAACCGTCTTGAATAGCCTCTACAGCTTTGTTTATAGTAGGTATTTCACCTAGCTTTTTAACTGTATTAGTAACACCATCAACAACTTTCTTTTCTACACTGTCTGGTATAAACTTGCTGATTTCTCTAGCTGAAAGGCTTATACCTGTCCCTACCAAGTCAAGACCAGTACCTAGACCGCCCCTGCCGCTTAACGCACCATAAATACCGCGCTCTCTGTTGGACAACGTACCCGTTTCTTCTTTCTGTCTTAGTTCCTCTAAAAACACAGGTAAGTCATCTACTGTTTTACCTGCTCTTTCTAGTACTTCTCTGTAAGATTCTGGAGATACAAACTCTTCGGGCTGATAGCCTTGAGACTTATCAAACTCCTCAAGCATACCAGTAAGCTCGTTGACCGCCTGACTGTCTTGCTGTTGGTCAGCCATTTCTAAAGCGTCAAGCAATTCATCTTTTGTATAATTTTGAATTTGCATTATAACTTCCTATTGAGGTGCTTGTTGAGTTCTTCTGTCTCTTGCTTGCTGTAAGTAACCTTGAGCCGCTTGTGTCGGTACATAACCTGTAACTGAAGGCTCTGGCATAGGTACAAAGAACGTATCCAATAGAGCAGAGTCTTCTTCCGCGCCAACATACTGCTTCATTACTTCTAGGCGTGAGTTACTCTTAGAAATAGCATTCCTAGCGGCTTGTTCTTCAATACGCATAATACGTGCTAAAGTTTCTTTATTCAACGTAATTTGCTGACCCGCTACTTCCTTCATGAACTGAACATCTTTATCCGAAATACCAGTACCCGCACCAACGTCTCCTGAGCCTAACAACGCAAGAACTTGCTTACCTCGTTCAGCCATGAATGTTTGAGTAGCTACTAACGTATCTGTAACGCCCTGTGGTACAATACCTAACTGAGTACCAATACTAGCCATACCTGCTAAAAAGTTAGCACCTGCTCCAGTAATAATACCTTCCTCCATTAACGAACGAGAGTTAGCATTAATTTCTAATACTTTTTGAGCAGTTAATGCTTTTTCATTAGCAACAAAAAAGTTATCTGTAGCCTTGTCTTTTAGCTTGCTAGATATTCTATCAGCATCAGTAATTGTTTTAGTCAACTGTGCGGCTTGTGTCAAACCTAACTCAGAAGGCATAACCCACTTATCTGCGTCTTTGTTGTATACTTTACCTGACTCATTTACACGGAAGGGTCTTGCTTGACCGTTAGAATCTGTATATACTTTAAGGGTTGCTTTTTCACCTGATATTACTTTAAGGAACTCTTCGTTGCTTAAGGAATCA